ATGGTCGTAGCGACCAGATATTGGGCTTCCGACTGCGCGACATATTGCCTTTCCAGCCTCGGGGCGGCGGCGGCTAGCTCCTGCGTAGCCGGTCGTTTGAACCAACGGGTCAACCTGTTCATTTATAGCCATCTCCAGAAGATGAGCTCTACTCGGCAGATTGCGTAGCCGATGAGCGCAAAGAGTTGAAATCCCAACACCACCGCGACGATGAGCACGAGGCGGTCCAGCTGAACGCGCTGTGTGCTGCGTAGCGGGGTAGCAAAGAGGATGCGCGGAACGCGCGGGGGCAGCTGATCGGACATTTAGCGACTCCGCAGGCAGGCCTCGATGAAGGCGAGCGCCTGGCCATTCTCGATCTCATCGGGGGTAAAACACACGACGCGCCAGCCGAGCCGCGCGCCCCAGTTGCGCTTCTCCATATTGCGCAGGATCGTCGTCGGGTGTCCGTGGGCGCCCTTCACCCAGATCCCGCCGTCGACCTCCACGGCAAGCCGGGGCTCCAGGAAGGCGATGTCCCAGCGCCACTGCCGGCCGTTCGCCTCCTGCGCGAAGCGATACTCGGTCTCAAAGGCAGACAGGCCGCAGTGTCGCAGCTGAAAAAGCAGGAGGTCGTGAGCCGCAGTGCTCTGATCCAGGCGCCTCCTCGCTGTCAGCCTCAATCCTCGGCGGCCCCCGCCCCGGGCGAAGCCGCGCCTCAAGTTCGCTCAGCCATCGACATCGGCGCGCTTGCGCTTCCTGCGCAGGTCCGCGGCGATCCGTTTGCCCGTGTTCGACAACTCAGAATCCTCGTCCTCCCCGGCGGCGGAGGTCGCGGGGGTCTCCTCATCGGCATCGGGGTCCACGTCCTCCTTCTCCTCGAGCTCCAGTTCGGCCTGCTCCCCATAGCCATCGCACGAAAGCTCGAGGTCGATCTCCTCATTCACGCGGCTCACGAGACTGGTGATGATCGGGTGATCCTCATCGAGATCGGGTACGCACTGCAGCTGCCCATGCAACCAGGTGTTACCGCCGCTCTGCCATTGCAGCTGTAGATTCTTGATGGTGCAGTCGATCACCTTCAGTTGGCGCCGCCCGAGATACAGCACGGCACTGACTCCGGTCATCTTCTGTGGCAGGTAGAAGATCGGAGAAAGCTTTCCCCAGATCGCCTCATCCGGGCGGCCTTTGTACTTGCGATACAGCAACTTGTACGCTTTATCCTCGAGGCAGAAGTTTGGAAGCTCCTCGGGCGTGAGCGTCAGGCGTCGGAACGGAATGTACAAAGCGGCGACATTGCTGTCCCCCTTGTGCTGGGTGTTCACCATGATCTGGTTACCCAGCAGAACGGGACGTCGAGGCAGGCTCAGACCCATAGACCATCTCCTGTTGTTGAGGCTCTTGGTTGCCGGCGCTTCTCCCGGCCCTGCGGGCCGTGAGACTGCGCTGCGTTTTCCCGGATTTATCCGGGGATGAAGAGGAAGATTGAGCGGCTTTCTCGGCGGCGAGCGCAAGCTTCAGACGACAGCGTTTCCAGTGAGGCTGTCGGTCATCCAGGTTGCAAGGGAAGTACTTCGGTTGCCCATGGGGGACGAACCCCGAACGGTGCTGGAAGAAGATAGGCTCATTGCAACGGCGGCAGCGCTTCACGCTGCGCATCCCGCTCACGTAGCCCATAAAGCCCCAACCGAAGGCCCCCCCTCCCCCCACAAACGGACAGGGGCGAGGAGGGGATGGCCTGTGAGCATTGTTTTCACGTTCGCGCCCACACTTGCGCACCCCAGCGACGTGCACGGCTATTCCGGGGCCGCGCAAGGCCCTTGGGCAGACCGATCACGTTGGTGCCCTCCCACGCGACACGGCGGAAGAGCCAGAAAACTGACGAGGCCACGACGAAGGTATTGATTCTGCTTGAATCAGGAGAATCCCTGTGGATAATTCTCCCCAGCACGTTGGCTGACTTCCTCCGCTCATGGGTCATCGTGCAGTCGGACTGGTATCCGCATGCCGAACCCTCGATCAGGCCGGGTAGATCACCGAGTCCTGGCCGGGGGTTCGTCATTTTTACGCGTCCTCCCCCAAGCTTGGCAAGTCCCTCACGCGCAGACGTAAGTTCTGCCGGGCGAGCGCCACACGCATTTTCTGGTAGACAAGCTCCTGAGAGAGCCGGGCGTACTCCTCCTGCAGGCCCTGGATCCTGGCTTTCAAATTGGCCGCCCGCGCGCGCAGACGCCCCAGGCCCGCCACCGCGGCATCCAGCTGCGCATCTAGGCATAGTCCTTCTGCCCGATCGGCAGCTTCCCGTTGCTGCTCGCGTGCAGCCGATACGCGCTCTTCTCCGGTACCACTCCCATCTTGATCCATCGCGCCACCGCCTGTTTGCTGACACCGGCCGCTTTCGCAAGCGCCCGCCGGGACTTGTAGTAATTCAGAGCCGCTAGTGTTTTCACTCGTGTACTTCCCCTTAAGCATCAATCACCGATGTGATGAAGCTATCAGTTTGAGCTTCGAGAGTAAACAGAGGTTGACGACGGTCAACCTAGGGTGTCTACTGTCCCACATCGAGTCTCACGGAGAGCACCCATGCCAGGAACCCACTCAGAGCAAGCGGTCGCCCGCGCCATCAACAGCAGCATCGATGAGAACAGGACGTTCGAGATCCACGACACACTCGACAACCCGCTGTGCGCAGACATCTGCACGGACCTGCGGGCACGGTGTGAGGATTTCGAGAAGCTGGAGCCCGAATACCCGACCGATGAGCGCACCGTCTACCAGTTCTACGGCTTCGAGTTTGGCGAGGCCTGGACCGTGCGCATCATCATCCACCCGGCCGAGACCGATCTCGCCGAGATCGATGCGCAGACCGCAAGCTACGACGCGCAGATGGAGGAGGCCGAGCGCGAGCTCGCGCGGCGTCTGGATGCGCAAGAGGACGAGCGGGATGAGTACTTCTGAAGGCAAGGAAGGCGAGATGAAATATCTACTGACGGAGTTTGCCGACGACGGCTCCTTCATGACCACGATCACGATCGAGGCCCCGAACGCGGAAAGCGCGCTGCGTCACTATCACACCTGGTGCGTGGAGACCGGCATCAAGCCTGCGCCGAGCCTGGAAGTGACACTTGCGAAGAAGTCCGCATGAATCGCTCCCCGCCCCCGGTGCACGCGAGCAAAGAGGACTACAACCGCTGGCTCTACGAGTGGTGGTGCGCGGTGTTGTTTGACCGGCAGCGCCGGCCTGCCGAGAGGATCGAGAATCCCATGCAACCGGGCTTTCTCTTCAGGAGGCAGGCCGAATGAGCGATCCGCGCATCTATCAGCGCGCCGCTGTCTACCACTCCTGGGAGGCTATGGACCGTTTTGATGAGGAGGCTGCTCTCTTCGAGTTTGGAGAATCTACCTACGACAAGGAGAACGATGATGCTGATTCTGACTCGCAAGCCGACTGAGGAGGTGATCATCGATGATGATGTCACCATCGCGGTCTTAGGGGTCCGCGGTAACCAGGTGCGTCTGGGGATCACGGCGCCCAGGAACCGCACCGTGCATCGGAAGGAGGTGTACCTGCGCATCCAGGAAGAGCACGAGCAGGAAGCGAGAGCCAAGAAGGCGGCCGGTCTGTGAGCCTGCGTCCACCACTCGCCCCGCCCTGGAAGATTGACCAGTCTCTGTCTGATCGGCCCGTGGTGTACGCGGCTTGCATGACCGGTGTCGCCGCGTTCGGCCCGGATCCGCGGGAAGGGGAGCCACACTTCGGTGCGCGCTTTGCGCCTTCCCCGGATCCGGTGATCCGTCAGGCGCTTGCGGACCTGACGGTGCGCATCCCCGACTTCCTGAACCAGCTGAAGCGCTCGACACGCTTGCTGGAAGCGATCTACCTCGAGATGGCACAAGGGGGAGATGAGAAGTCCCCGGTGATGTTCCGTCTCTATGCCCTCATCGAGGAGAACAACAAAGTGCTGGACCGCAAGGGGCTCATTCCAAAGGTGCCTTTATGAGCGCCGAGATCTACGCCCACCCGCGCCTCTCCGCGCTCCAGATCTCGCTTTTGTGCCAGGTGCGCGCGCTCAGTGTGGAGTACGAGTTTTTCCGCGGGCGGCGCTTGCCGCTGGTAAAGCTTCAACCGCTTATCCCGGCGCCAAGCCCTGCCTACCAGTGCGTCAGTTGCGGCTGGCAGGGATTGAGGCCTGCGCTCATCGACACGCAGGATTTCTTTCAACCGCCCCGTGGGGAAGTGCCCGGATGCCCGCGTTGCGACTCTCTCAACCTCCGCTACCCACAGGTCCGATCATGTCAGACACCCCCGTAATCCGTGTTCAGGCGAGCCAGGAGCTGTTGAATCAACTGCTCGATGCGCGCACGGCCCTCATGCGCAGTCAGCGGCGCCGGCCCCGCCCGGGCGATACGGTCAGTGCGGAGCTTGACCGCCTCATCATCTCGGTCCAGGCCGCGCGCATCAAAGCGCATAAGGAAGAAGGCCTGCCGCTGCAGGTGCCGCGCGATGACCCTCCAGCCTGAGGAGACGCTTGAGGAATACAACCGCCGCAAGCTCGAGGAAGCGCATGCGGCCTGGCAGCGCGCCAACCCTTTCGCAGGTAAATCCATGCCTCAAGTCTCACAGATGATCTTCTCGAAATACATCAGCCAGGCGGATGTGCCCGCCCCGCGCGTGGTGACGATCCGCGCCGTGTCGCTGGAGAACATGAGCCGCCGGCCGGACAACCCCGAGCAGCGCTGGGTGATGTGGTTCCACGAGATGCCCAAGTGCCTGAAGCTCAACAACACAACGTTGCGCTTCCTCGAGAAGATGCTCGGGAACAACTCGGACGCCTGGATCGGCCGGCGCGTGCAACTCTACGTCGACCCTTCCGTGACCTTTGGCGGACAGATGGTCGGAGGGGTGCGCATGCGCGTGGGCAAGGCGGCCGGCGCACCACAGATTCCCGGCCAGGCGACCGCGCCCGCCCGTTTCGATCCCTATACTGGTCAGCCCATCACCACCCCCCAGGCGCCACCGCCGCGCTTTGATCCCTACACCGGAAAGCCGATTGGCACCGTCAACCCGCACACTGGTGAGATCACGCCCGAGACGCCCTCGTCTAACGGGGCGGATCCTGAGTTTGACGATGACATTCCGTTCTAACCTCGAAAGGGCTGACATGACTGACACCCCGGCCGCCGCGCCGAACGATCCCGAATGCCTGCATTGCAGACTGTTGGAGAGCATCGATCACTACCAGGCCTCCCATCCGGGCCGCAGCCGGACCGCGGTCATTGGCGAGCTTGTCCAGGTGATCGCGGACCTCGTGGTCGCAAATCCCGAGCATACGGTGGCCGAGCAGACCTCGATGATCGTGGACACACTGACTGACAAACTGATGCCGCGGGAGGAGATCTCCTTGCCGCTGTCTGCCACTCAACACTAGAGGACTTAGGTTCCATGAGTACCTACACGCACAGTCGGTACCGCACCGCGCGCAAAGGCCACGAATGCGCCTCCTGCAAGGCACCCATCCAGCCGGGTGAGCGGTATCTTGACTTCAAGCCAGGGCTGCACTCCTCCGTCAAAGTCTGCTCAGCCTGCAGCGTGAAGGTGCGCCGCGGGGATGGCAGTATCATTTTCTGGTGTCGCGCGGTGGAGGAGGAGCTCGCGCACCGCAAGGCCCAGGCGAGCGCGCAGGGGCCGCACGATGATGAGCGGAGCGTGTCGGTGTCGGATGAGATCGGTTTGGTCCGCGGTACCCAGGAGTCACAGCGATGAGTCCATCCGGATCTGATGCGCAATCCGCCGTGGCGCGCAAGTATCGCGTCCACACCCGGCTTTACCCGGAGCCCCTCGAGGTTTGGGCGTATACGGCCGCAGATGCTGAAACCCAAGTGCAGATGATGTTCAGGACCCACACCACAGCGCCGGCCTATGTCACGAGAGTCGAGCCTGCAAATATACCGACTGCCAGAGTGCCTCCGGGGGCTCAACGATCGACCTGCATCGAATGCGGCGAGAGTTACGGTACGCACCAGCCGGGTTGCTCGGATGCGCCCCGTGAGAAGCCAGTCGCGCCGTCTCCTGGAGATGCTTCATGACAGGCGAAGGATTTGCTTTCCTCCTGTGGGCGAGGACGTTGTGGCCTCGGAGCAGCTGTCGGCCGGTGCAGCACTGGCAACGCGCAGTGCTGGCAGAATGGTACACAAGGGTTCGGCTCCCGGCGCGGTGTAGGGTGGTTGAAATACGACCTGTGCAACAGCCGATGGGTGACACGTTCACACATCTGTCGCCGGAAATTGCACGTCTACGTGTGACGCGCCGGGAGTCCGACAATGGCTAAGTTATATATCCGCAGATACGAGGCAACGATAGCCGACGAGACACAGGAGAAAGCTCTCATAGCGGATGCTTGGCGATCCTTCGCCAACAGCGAGCCCGCACCCACACACCAGGACTGCTTTCAGGCCGGCTGGATCGAGGGAAAGAGCTACGCGCGCGATGCTGCCGAGATCTCCAGCGAGTTTGAAAAGCTCATTGCAAGGACAGCCGCCCATTGGCTGCAGCTGCAGCAAACACATCCGATCCAGTGGGACGGTGCGATCGATGCGGCCATGGAAGCGGCGTGCAAGGAAATTCTCAGGCTTCGCTCGCTGCTCCTCGAAGCCCGTCAATGGGTTGAAGTGCTTCGCGGTGTGTATCTTTATCGTGACAACACCAACATGGCGGATAAGGCCAGCGCATATCTCAAGAAACTGGAAGTGTTGTTTCCCGTAGATCCAAACATGCCTCGATCCTAGGAGGTGCCGCAGTGAACGACCGGATCGAGGAGATGGTTGACTTCCACTGCGGCATGTGCGGCTCCGAGACAACAATCGCTCCTGAGCCGCCTGCCAAGGCTGTGTGCGAGAACTGCTGCGAAGATCACGACTATCGTTACGAGAGAGGAGAACGGGCGCACCTCTGCGTCTATTGCGGCAAGCCAGCACCGGGGGATTGGTACGAGCATGACTGACTCGCGTTCCAAGGACCAGATGAGCAAACTTATCGATAAAATCGTCGCCGAATGGGCGGACAGGGGAAAGATCATCGAGGGCGGTTGGGCGGCCTACGTCGCCACCAGCGGCTTGGAGACTGCGCCGGAGCTTCAGCGCAAAGAGATGCGCAAGGCATACATGCTCGGTGCTCAGCACTTGTTCGCCAGCATCATGGGGATCATGGACTCTGGCTCAGAGCCCACTGCCAAGGATCTAAAACGCATGGATTTGATCCATCAAGAGCTCGACGCATTCCGCCGCTCGCTCACTAACTGGAGGTTGCCATGACCGACCGTTGCTACGCCGCTATCGATGCTCCTACGCTCCTAGAACGACTGTGGCGCCGACTGTTCCCGGCCCGCTATCGAGAGATCCCCGAGGATCTGGAAGGCTTTGCGCCCAGCTACATGATCACCGAGGTGAGGATTCACCTCGGCTGGGTCGATCGCCTGCGCATATTGGTCAGCGGCAATCTACGCGTTGAGACGACCACTAAAACAGACGTGATCATTACCAAGATGGCGTCGCAAAGCACGGTGACTGTGTTGGCGCCGGGAAGTCTCCATGAGCGACACTAACCAGACCTCAAAGCAGGTAACGATCGACGGCGTGATCTACGATGTGGAAGGAATACTCTCAGGTCTCGTCTATGTTAGGGATGGGGCGGAGCGTCGTTACCACCGTGATCTTGACTACGCCGCCACTCTGATCCGGGCGCTTGTGAAGGAAAGAAGCGCTGCCGAGACGACAGATGAGCTTATGCGCCTGCGTGAATTGCAGGAGAAAGCTCTTGCACTGGATGACGCGGTTGCGGAGTTTGGCATCGACAAGCCACAGTACATCGCGCAGGTGTATCAGGCGTTTCACGATGTCCTTCATGATGGGCACGGCGCAATGCACGCTGTGGAACCGACCGCGAAGCCCCCCCTTAGCGCTCAACAGTTAGCTGTTCAGTTTCACGAGACGTACGAACGGCTCGCGCCGAAGTTTGGCTACGAGACTCGTCGCGAAACACAGCATTTCAATGCTGAGTCGCCCAACGGGCAATTGATGATCGCAGTGTGCTCAGAGTTGCTCGCCCGCCAATCAGTTCTCATCGAGACGATCGCGCCTCGGATGTTGCGCCTGGATCGCGCAGAGGCTGAGTTTTTAGTGGACGCAGCGGAACAAACCCGCATCCCGCAATGGATGGAGCTGGCAGCAGAGGTGCGTCGTCTGTTCGGCATGGGTGCCTTTCCAGCGGGTGCTGTGCCACCGGCGGAACGTCGCTGTAACTGTATCCCGATGGCAGCGCGGCCACACAAGTACTGCTATGACTGCGGCGGACGGATCGAAAAACCCTGGACACCTGTAGCAGGTGATTTCTGTCCTGTATGCTCAACCGGTCAGATAGGACAATCCGGAGTTTTTCTGAGCTGTCCCAACTGTGGCTGGTTGCGGGATCTGCGGACCTGAATGCCACTCAGCAAGAAACAACGCCTCGAGCACGCGAAGGAATGGCGTTGGTGGCGCTCAAAGAGCCGGGCCGGCGCCCGGCGGGCCTTTATCGCGTTGCGTGAGTTTCAGGCACAGCTTCGGGCGCAATTTGAGGACGAAGCTCCTCGATCAAGGCGTTGAGGCGCCGGGCGTTGCTGCGGCACTCCCCGACGGCCCTTGCAGCAAGTTCCACAACTGATCCATCGCCTGCGTCTGCGCCGGCTCGAGCAATTCCGGACTGATCCGGGGCGGCGGGCACGGCAGGACCACCGGGGCAGGTGCCGGGGGCTGCACGGGCTGCACTGAGCAGCCGGCGAGCAAAAGCAGCATCGAGAGCGGCAGAGTCCGCCTGAGACTTGAGTCCATGAATCACCTCCTGATTCTGAGCATCAATCGCCGCCGCCTGATTCAACTGCGCCTGCAGCACCGTCCGGGCCGCCTCTTCCGCCTGCGCCTTCTCCTGGGTGACCTGAAGACGGTAAGCCGTGAAGTCGCGCTGAAGCGCCGTATAGGCTCGCTGGTCGGTGCTGTGGACGACCCGCCCGGTGAGTACCCCCCCTACGGCGAGCGCGGCCAGGTAAGGCCAGGCTTTACCCAGCAGCTGGATCAGGAGTGCCATGGAGCTTGCGTCTCACCCGGGTGTAGATGACCAGGAGGCCGAGCGCGCTCAGGACATAGTGCGCCGCGGTGTCGAGGCTCTTGGTCGCCGGCAGGTACGCCTTCAGGGCAGGCGCCTCGTTCACGATCTCCTCGGCGTGCTCGGCGAGCTGTGCGATCCCGGCGATGGCGAGCGCCACCCAGGTCGTCACTTTGGTCTTCGCTTCCGTCCATAAGAGCTTGATGTTCATGGTCCCCCCGTCTTGAGGATCCGGGCCAGATTATCGTATCGGCTATCCAGGCGCGGATCGGCCGCATGGCACTCGAGCGCCGCCCGGTCCCAGTCCTGTGCCTCGATGGCATCGATCATGCGCCTGAAGCCTAAGAGTCCGCCGACGCCTGCGTTAAAGGCGATGTCGATCAGGACGCTGCGCCGCTGCGGGCTCTGGATCGCGCCAAACCAGGGATAGGCGGACAGACGCGTCCGGATCTTCTCCAGGCGTCGGCCGGTGAGGAATTTGATCTCCTCCTCGTCGAGCCCGTTCTCCAGGTTGATGCCGATGCCGATACTCAAGTTGCCCCGATCGACCGGATTGTTGCAGGTGACGCGCGCGCCGGTGCGATCGTTATACGCATAGTTGCGCACGCCCTCCTCGCCCGTGAGCCGGCGATAGGTGATCTCGAGATCCTCCTCGAGCACGGCACTCATGGGCGCGTCCCCCGCTCAAACTCATCGATCCCGAGCCGGCCCTCGATCCGGCCCACCTTCTCCATGAGACTCGTGACCTGGTTGCGGACATCGTGGCGACCTTGGCTCGAGTCCACATGGTTGCGCTCGATGAGGGACTCGATCCGGCGCAACCGGTCGGTGTTCTCGGTGTGTCGCTGATCGAGCTCCCGACGCAGCTGGTCAAGCTCAACGGTTCTCACGGCACTTTCCTCCAGGCGTTCCAGACGACGGATCAGACTGCGTACCACCCAGGACCCGAGGCCCACTACTCCGCCCAGGAGTGTGAGCGCCGCATCCTTCCAGTCATCGGTGAGCGCCATCAGCTTTCAATGAACTTCCACATGGGGAACGAGATGCCATCCAAGCTCAGGTCCGTTCCAGGCACGGCCGCCTGGATGATGATCTGTCCTGTCGTGTGACTGATGAGGAGTGTCACGCTGCTCGAGGCGGCTCCCGTGCTGACATTCTGGCGCGCCATGACATACCGATCCTGAGTGTCGGGAATGAACCCGGCGGGCAATGTACCGATCGTCGCCGAACCCGATCCGTTGGGGATAATGACGCCGCTCAAGAGGATATTGCCATCGACCAGGTGGGCTCTCGCGGCAAAGCCTGCGAGCCCCCCGAAGGGTCCCCAGGTCGAATTCATGGTGATGACCGCATCGAGGCGGATGTTGCACAGGTACTGCTCCTGGCCCATCTCGACGGTCTTCCAGCAGGTGTCGTACTTGATGCGCAGGGCATCGAGGGTTGCGGCGGCGAACATCCGATGACCCATGTCATTCGGATGCAGGCCATCGGCGTAGTAGCTGCCGGTGGAGAGCGCGGACAGGTCGTGCCGGATGAGCGTGAAGTTGTTGGCGCGCGCGTAACTTAAGATCGCCCGCTTGTAGTCCTCGTATTTGTACTGCGAGAGGATCACCGGGAAGATCGCCTCGTTCGCCTTGGGTGGAATCGAGATCACGAAGTTCAGGTTGTTGCAGACCGCGGAGATCTCGCTGAAGAGCAATGCGATCTGCGCCACGGTGGCGGCCGGGGACAGGGCCTTGCTCACGTTGTAGATATTGTTGGTGGCTAGGTTGCAGACGAGCGTTTTGTTCTGGTTGCCGCCGAAGACCGCCGTCGCATTCAAATAAAAGGCAAGCTCGGTGATGTTGGCCGCGCTCGTGTAGTCCTGGTACGCGAAGCCTGCCGCCCCGCCGATGTGCAGCACGCACGGATTTTTGGGCGAATTCTTGACCGCGATCACCGCGCAGAGGTCGAGACTGCCTGAGACAATGGCGACGGTGACGACATCCGCCAGGCGCGTGTTCAAGTGGTACGTGGGCTTGAGATACGTCGGGAACACCGTGCTCTTGAAGCCGCTACCGCTCACCGCCACCGTGCTCACGACCGTGCCATTCAACGCGATGGTGAAGGATCCGGAGGAATTGGAGGCGTCGTAGACGATGTCGAGGGAGATCACCTCGAGCAGCGTCAGGGTAAGGGTCTGTGCGCCCGACAGATTCAGCCGGTTGCCCCAGATCCCGCGGCCGACGGAGGCGCCCGTCGTGGTCACCCCCGGCGTGCCTGCGCCGCCGGTGTTGAGCACGTTGTGACGCGCAAAGCCGGTGTCGATGTACAGCCCCTCATTGGCTGCATTCATCACCGAGCGGCCGACAATCCAGGCGTAGGAGGACGTGTAGGCGGAAGCCCCCGTCCCGCCAGTGATCGAATCGCCGATGATCACCATGCTGGAGGCATTCTGGAAGCCGCCGGTCGCGCCCTCGTTGTTGGCATCATTCGTGACGCCGGCCTCCGAGACGAGTCCGATCTTGCCGGCGCCGGTGAACCGTGGAACGCCCAGAGCCTCGAAGAGGCCGGTGACGTTGGAGTTGAGGAGGTACGCGGTCGCAGGCTCCGGCACGAAGATCGTAAGTCCGATGGAGCCGGCCGTGTTGAACGCGCCCGCGTCATCCGTCACGCCATCCCCGACCGCGCCATACCGGGCGACGTAGTAGGGCTGGATGCCAAGATTGGTCGGGGTGACCCCGGCTGCGGCCTCCGCGGGGGTCTGCGCATAGAAGGGCTGGAACTGCGAGCCGACCAGCTGCCACTGCGTGCCGTCCCACTCCATACGCGTGATGCCGTTCGCCTGGATCATGCCGGCGATGAGGGCCGAGCCGCCGGGCTGGTGAATCGGCTGCGGCGCGCCTGCGTTCAGGATGAGGGTAGAGGCGCCGGTGTTGGTGTGCGCGGCGATGAATTCGAGTTTCAGGCCCACGTAGAGGGAGGCCGGAAAGATCTGCGAGGTGACGATGTACTGATTCGGCGCCCCGCCGCTGTCGGTCCCGGCGACAAAGCCCATTGGGTCCAGCATCTGCACCGGCGTGCGTGTCTTGTACGGAGTGCCCTGGTAGGAGTAGACGAGCGTGTACGCCCCGTCCGGGATGAAGAAGGACACCTGGCCTGTGATGTCCGCCGTCACGGTGGAATTGGCGATCGGCTGCGCGGTGCCGTTCGTCAGATAGATGTTCGCGTTGCTGCCGGAGGGGTAGTTCAGGACCTGCAGCGTCGCTCCCAGGAGTGAGTTGCCCGAGTCATCGGTGAGGGTGTCGAAGTACTGCAGCATGTCAGGCTACCCGGGTGATGGAGAGAGTGCTGCCCGCCTTCATGGCGGTGGCATTGGAGCTTGAGGAATTCTGCGCGAACTGGACGTTGAGGGAGCCGCCGGTGGCGGTCTGGATGATGATGTCGCAATTGGCGAAGTCCCCCGTGGTGGAGGAGATCGCCGCCTGCCCGAATGCGTTATTGAGCGTGGCATAGAGGGCCGAGACACTCGCGTTGCCGTTGCCGCTCATCGTGCCCCCGCCACCGGTCGTGGCGTTGCCGTTCAGCGTGCCGCCGTAGGCAATCGCGATCTTCCAGCCCTGGCCCGTGCCACCGGTGCCCAGCAGCAGGGCGCGCAGCGAGAGGAGATAGGTCGCATTCGGCAGCAGGGTTGCCTGCAGCTGCGTGTCGTTCACGAGCACCGTGCTCGAGGCCACCAGCTGATCGGTCGTCTTGTTGATGACCTGCGGCACCCCGAGCGGGTACCAGCGCAGCCAGCGCCCGGGCTGCGCGCTCGGCACCACGGAAGGTTTCAGAACCGTGCGCCCGTCATCGGTGGCGGTGGAGGTCGTCGACCAGTAGAAGAAGCCCCCCAGGCCGTCGTTGATGGCCGTCCCGCCCTGCACCTCGATGTTGATCGTCTGTCCGACCGCAGGGGTGGGCTCATTCGCGCTGCGCACATCGGCGAACACGTCATAGGACTTGACCGCGTTCGCGACAAAGTCGACGCCACCGGCCGGTCCCACCCCCGCCGTGTTGGAATTCGCAGGACTCAACAGGGTATTGGCCAGCGTGATGGAAACGTTCGTGGGATCGTTGATCGCGGAGATCTGGTCCAGCTGGATCAGGGTATTGCCCTGCGCATCGAGCACGACGAGCTTGAGCACAATGCCGGGTGCGTTCCAGAAGGCAACGGGCGCACCGGTCCCGGGCGCGGTCGGGCGGCCGGCCGCGTTCAGCGTGAGCGGGTTTGGATTCTGGACCGTGCCGGTACTGTCTGAGTAGGTCGCGGCGAGGGTGTTCACCGTGCCGGCCGCGTAGGTGTAGACGGAGGCACCCGCAGCAATGAGCCCCAGGTTTGTGAAGTACTGGATGATCAGGGAGATGGGGGACATGTAGACGGTGTTGGCCATACGGGCTTACTCGTAGTGGAACTCGGTGGCATAGCCGTGCGCCTTAAGACGCGGGATCTCCTCCTCCAGCTTCTCGCCGATGTCATCCCGGTAGATCATGTCGGCGACCTGGATCTGATCGAGCGTGTCGTACGCGCGCATGCACGCCTGTCGCACCGTGCGGCCCATCCCGGTGACCACCATGAGATAGTCCCCGGCGCTCGCCCAGATCTCCTGCTCGATGACCTTCTCACCCTTCATATCCGGCAGGCGCATCCGCTGCACGCTTTGCGGCCAGAGGTAGGGTTGATTGTCAGGCGTGACGCCGTAGATGGGGATGCCGCCGACTTCGGACTTCGTCGCTTTCGAGTAGGGGTAGTCCGGCTGCGCAAGCACAACACCGCAGGCCACTTTGAGACTCGTTTTCAGGGTGTTCTGCCCCCTGCAGGCGTCCAACATCCACTTGACCGGATCGCCCTGGTGGGAGGCGATCTGGATATTGAAGGCGGGCCAGCCTAAGCGACAGGTGAATTCGAGCGGCCAGGCCTTGCCCGACTCATCGACGATACAGTTGACGTCGATGTCCCCCAGGTGACCCATTTTCACCAAGGACTCCTCCAGGGGACCCAAGACCTGCTCGCCGAGCTTGGAGGTCTCGACATACTTCTGCACCGTGCCCGCCTCCCCGCAGTTAGGTCCACAGTTGCCCGAGAGGAGTTTCTTGTGTTCAAAGTTCTCGTTATAGAGCCCCACCCAGCCCTCTTTGCCCATCCAGCGGCTGACCCCGATCTCCTGACCCTCGATGAGCGCCTGCAGCATGACCGGACCGCGCGGATTCAGGCCGAGTTTCTGCCAGCGCTGCAGACGGGCGATGAGATCGGCTGGGGTCTTACCGACGTAGGAGAGGCTCTTGTCCTCCTCATCCCCGAGCGTCTTGAAAACATACCGGCGCTCGGTCTTGCGTACGTGCGCTTCGGCGTCCGACAGCGTTTTGAACTGCTGCCACTCCGGCACTTCAATCCCGTGGGCCTCAAAAAACTCCATCCCGAAGGCACGCTTGATTTCCAGCCGGGCGGATTTTTCCGATGGCCCAAAGACCGCGATACCGGCGGCGCGTAGCTGCTCGAGCTTCGGCAGGTAGAGGTGATTGCCGGTGGGCAGGATGAGATCGGCCCACCGGGCGGAAGGTAGCCACTGCTCAATGCGCTCGATCCCGGGAAAGCCACGACCGACGTCCGGGTGATTGCTCTTGTGCAGCCACAGACGCACGGTGTGCCCGGCCTTCACGCAGCGCAGGGCAAAGGCAAGTCCCTCACCCACCCCGTCCAGATTGAGGATCAGGACTTTCATCGCTCGCGCGGCTTCTCGCGCTGCTTCAACGCCTCACCGATCGGTAGCGGTTGGGGTGCAGCACCGCCCGGTAGCGTCTGACCACCCGATTCCAGAGTCTCGACAGCCGCGCGGCGAGCACGCGCCGCCTGGAGGCGTTCGACCTCACGCGCTGTCTCCTCGAGTGGGGATGTGGTCGCCCGCTCGACGGTTTTTCCCAGCTGGCCGAGCTCTCCCACCTGCTTGAGCAGTTTCTTGCCCCCGACCGCATATTTACCCCCGGGTATGTGCTTCAACACCCGCTCAAAGAGACTGAGCGCATTCGGTACCGTCCCGGACTGCGTGGTGCGTCCGCCCACCGGGGAGCGCGTCGTGATGCGGCGGGCCCGCAGAATCGCATCCAGCTCCCGCACGTTGGAGCGGCCCAGGATCTCGATGAGGTTCTCGCGCGGGATGCGCTTGATCGAGCGGCGCAGGGCCGCCTCCGTCAGGATCGCCCGCTCGGTCTCATCCGCCGCCGTGACGTTACGCGCATCCTCCAGGATGCGGTTCACCGTCTCCGCCCGGATGTCGCGCCAGGCCGCGCGTCCCGCCGTGCGGGTCGCCGCGGTCCCGCCGGTCAGGAGCGTGCGCTTCACCTGACGCAGCTGCTCGAGACTGCCGGTCGCCACCTTGTTCCAGGTCTTCTCCAGCGCCAATTGACGGTCCGAGGCGCCCTTCTTGGTACCGACCAGGTTGCGCACCGCGGTCTGGTCTTTGAATTCCTCCTGATGCTTGCGAAAGGCATCGGTGGCCTTCTTCCAGGCCGCAGCGCCCTCCGGCACGTCTTGCATCGCGGTGTCGATCGCCTCTTTCAGCTGCGAGGCGTAGTGACCGGCCGTCCCGCCGGCTTTGATGTTCTTGTTCGCAAGCTTGCGCAGGTCATCGAGCTCGTTCAGCGTGACCTCTTTCAGCTCCGGGAGATTCCCCGCCTCGTCCCGTGGCAGGACGCTGCGCGCCTTGTTCAACCAGCTCTGCACCCAGCCCAGATGCTGGATGTCGGGATTCTCGGTCAACAGGTCGGTGATGGGCTTGAGCCCCGCTTTGGCATCCGGCTCGGTCTCGCGTGCCTTGCGGTAGAGGCCCTCGACGACCTTGCGGCTCCACTTCGCCTTCCCCCGGGCCGCCTCCTGAGCGGCCTGGCCGACCTGCGTCGGCGTCTTAGTCTCCCGCCGGATCGAGGGGGTGGCGGCGGGCTCGCCTTCCTCGGTCAGCGGGTCGTGCAGTCCTCCGCGCAAGCCCCCGGCGCGTCCCCGCAATACTTCCAGGTTCGCCTGCAGGTCACGGTTTGCTGCAATGTCCACGTCCCGGATGGGCTGACCCTCAGTCGTGTTCGATGCGATTGCCTCTCGTCGTAGCTGTACGGGGTCGCGCTCGAGTTGCCCCCGGGTGGCCTGGACGGGGACCCGCAGTCCTCCGAGGGCGGCCTGACGCTTGACGGCAGCAGGGTTGAGACGCTCGAGGGCGGTAGCGTCCTGGGCAATTGTCGTGAGCGCTTTGCGTGTCCCAGCGCCCAGAGCAGCCCAATCAAGGCCAATACGGTCAGCATAGGCGCGAGCCCTTCCTTCAGGGGTGGGGGGAGGCGTGGAACGTGTCTCGGGCGCAGGTCCCTCGCCCACCTGGGAGGGCGCCTGACGGGGCGCCCCGGTGGTCGTCAAATCCGGCGCAGGGGCCGCTTGGGGGGCTGTAACGGGCTCCCCGACCTGGGAGGGCGGCTGTCGAGCCGCCCCCGTAGCGCTCATTTCAGGCGGCAAATTCGGAGGTGATGTTCCACGGGAGGATGTTCCACGGGGTGCGGTCTCGCCTACCTCGGCCGGCGCTTGACGCGGCGCACCACTGGCCGACATCTCCGCCGCCGCAGCGCTCCCCTGGGTCGCGCGCTTCAACGCCCGGCCCCCGGCGCGCAGAGCCGGCGGGAGCGCCGCCCCGGCCGCCGCCTGGATGCCGGTATCGACCAATGTCGCCAGCTCCGCAGAGCCGGTCACATCCTGGGTCTTCTCCCCCAGGTACCGCGACCCCTTCTGCAGCAGCGTGAAGGGCACGGCAATCGCCCCTGAGACCGCCTTGCCAATCTTCGTGCGCGGCTGCAGGGTGAGCGCCTGCTGAACGTTCTCGACCGTCTGCCCACCCTCCTGGACAAAGGCATCGCGGGCTCCCCGCAGGCCCTCACCTTGTGAGAGCGCCCCGGCCGCCGCCCCAGCGCCCCGGGCGAGGCCTGCGATGCCCCCGACGGCCGAGCCGACCATGCCGCTTGCGATATGAAGGGCAGGCTCCCCGACGGCCTCCTCGATGATGTCCCCGACGCCGCGGATCCGGCCGGTGGTCGGGTCGAGCTTGCCGAACTGCGGGCCCTTGTTGAGGTCGGTGACCGCCGCATCCAGTTGCTCGGGTGTGTCGAAGGACACCCGCGCCTTGCGACCGTCCGGGAGGGTGACGATGGCTTGAGGCATCGCTTACTCCGGCAGGATCTCAATGGTGGCACCGGATGAGTGCCGGTAGGTGGCCCCAGGTTGCAGAGCGGCGGGGAACTTCGGGGCAGGAGGCGTTTCAGGTTTTCCTGTTTTCGTATCCCCACCGCCCTTGTCCGTCTCACCGCCACTCTTGAGCGCCTCATCCATGCTCTTGCCATGGACGAGCGCGTCCAGGACCGAGGAGTTGCCGGCCTGGATCGCCCGGGCGATCTTTTTCGAGCGCTCCACCGCGCGCTCGAGCTCCGGCAAGGACATCTTGTCCGGGAAGGCGTGCTCTGCGGCGATACGCACCGAGTCGGTCACCTGGCCGCCGCGGGAGAGGACGGAGGCGAATTCCGCCCGGGTGTCCGCCAGTGCATTCACATACTCGGAGATGTTGGGGTCTGCGATGACATCCCCGGCCTTCCAGAGCTTGAGCGCATTCACAAATTTCGCGCTGCCGAAGTCCACCTTCTTGGCGGTCTCCTGCAGCTGATCGTAGAGACCGCCCTCGCGGTTCAGCGCATTGATGGCCGCTGCCGCCGAGCCCTCACGCCGCGCCACCACATTGGCCTCGGTCTTCGCCGCCCCCGTCTCGATCTGGCCCGCGCGCACGCGCTTGGCGATCTGGTCCGCCCCTTCATCCGGGTGCCGCTCAATGAGCGCCTGGATGGTGCCCAGCATCTGTTGCTTGGCGCGCAGCCCCGTCGGGAGCGCCACCCCGATGTCCGCCATCGCCGCCAGCACCTGACCGACCGAGCCGCCGAAGTCCCCGGCCCCTGAGGCATTGCCGATGCGCTTGTTGCCCTGGCCCTCCATCTCCCGGTTGTGACGCTCCGACTCCTCCTCGCGTCGTGCCTGGGTGTCGGCTTTGAACTGGTTCAAACGTTGGGCGATGGCCTCCTTCCCCGCTTTCGATTTCGCCTCCCATCCCTCCAGGGTCGCGAGCGTGTAGCCGCCGGGGATATTGGTGGCCATCTTGAGCACATCATCGGGAAGCGCGGGCTTGCCGTCCCCCAGTGTCTGACCGCGCAGGTTCTGCAGCGCCTGCGGCATCTGCGCGGTGATGAAGGCCTTCACATCAAAATCCGAGGCACCGTTGTTCTTCATCTGCCGGGCCTGCGCTACGATCGGATCGATCGCCCCCACGATCAGATCCTGCCGCTGGCCGGCGAGGGTCAGCTGATCCAGCTGCTGTTGGATCTGCCCACTCTGGTACTGCTGCCCCCACTTCAAGATGTCCCGGGAGGCGCGCGGGGAGACGCGGTTCACATCCGCCGCGGCTTTCGCCAACCCTTCCGGGGTGGAGACGTCCGACTTCTTGAGGATGTCATCGACCTGGGACTGCTCGCGCGCCTCCTTCTGCGCCGCCCCCAGCTGCAGCTGATTCAGCTGGTTGCGGTTCATCATGTCTTTGATGGTGAGGGCTTTCTCCTGCGCCTGCACCGGGTTGCCCGCATAGTCGGGGATCGCCGAGATGATGGAAGGATCAAACGCCATGAGCGCAACTCCTCAAACCGGGTTGTTGGCCTGCAGGCCGGATTGCGTGTTGAGGGCCTGCAACGCCGAGAGCGTCGCGTAGTTATCACTCGCGTTGCCGATCGACTTGGTGATGCCGGCGATCGTGTTGGCATCGATCCCCGCGGTCGTGTTGCCCTGGTTGATGAGCGTGGAGGAGATGTTGCCGGCCGCGGTGCCGACGTTCTGCGCTTGTCCGGCCGCCGCCGCCTGCCCGGTCGCCACCGCCGAGCCGATGTCGGCGACGTTCTGCTGATAGGTCTGGGAGGCCAAGCCGGTGTTGTACTGATCGAGCGCGGCGAGCGTATTGCCGGTCACCCCGCCGGTGGCCGAGGCCGCATTCAGGATACCGGTCTCACCCTGCTTCTGTGCGAACTGATAGCCAGGGGTTGCCGCCAGGGCCGCCTGGATACTGTCGGGACTTGCGTTCGCATCAAGACCGAGCAGCCGCTCATACTGGGGGATCGCGGCAGACCCGAGATCGCGGTACGGCTGCGAGAGCGCGGCTTGCTGATTGAGCGCGGCCTGCTGCTCACTGATGGCGGCATTGGAGGCGCTCTTCGTAGCGCTTGCGGCTTCCGACCCTGCAACGGCGGATCCGGCGGCGCCCACGACGGCGGCCCCGACAACGGCGGCTGCGACCATATCCCTACCCTCCCCACCAGAAACTAAAGTACAGATCCGCCTCGACCCCGCCCATCTGCCGGAACATCTCCTGCGCAGAGCGGTGCACCTTCGAGCCAAGATAGGCGCGCTTCACGCCCCGGGTGACCGCCTCGAGCTTCACCCGCTCGAAGAGGGCCTGTGCCAGCATGTCACCCTCCAGCATCGTCAGCGAGTCTTTGTCCCGGAAGTCCGGGTGCAGCCAGAAGATGTCCTCGGTCAGATGCAACGTCGAGCGGTAGTGATGGTGCGTGTCGATGAAGCCGATGAAGTAGCCGACGATGTGACCGCGCTCGCGCGCCACCACGCAGAGCACCCTGCCGGTGAGGTCCATCTGCAGGTACCACTCGTACTTGGGATCCAGCGGCACCTGCTCCTGGTTGAGCGCAAGCTCCCGCCAGTGCGGCTGGAAGAGCGGCTTCAGCTCCTCGAGGCAGTCGACCAGCTTCTCGACTTGAACGGTGATCATGGCTTTGCGATCCCGGAACATGCCGGACTGTGGGCGTGGTGATCCTCCCACATTGCCTGAAGGATCGAGCGCGACCAGTCGAGGACATCCTCCCCGGCCAACCGGTCCCGCATCGGGATCTGCCGCCGGCCGAGCGCACAGCCGGAGCAGGTGTACTCGAGAAAGAGCTCCCGGGCAGGGGAGGCGACTGCGCTCATGAGGCTTCCGGGACCTGGGTGGGTGTCAGGCCTTTGAACGCCAGGTGCTGCGTGCGGATGTCGATGATCAGGTGCATACGGTCCTGACCGGAATTGTTGATGACCTCATGCTCCAGGGCATTCTGGAACCACCAGACATCGCCGGTCTGCATTTGCACGTCCTCCTCCCCGCAGCGGAATACGACGCCTGGACTGCTCGCCACCACGTAGTGGAATCGATCCCAGTACTGCGCGTGCTCCGGGGTGTCGGCGTGGGGGTAGATGCGCCCGCCGGGACGGATGCGATTGATCATCACGCGCCCTAAGCGCTCGCCCTCTACCTGCGACATCAGGGCAAAGATGAGCGGGCGGACGGCCGGCAGGTGCAGCATGCCGTCCATCCAGATGCACTCATGCGGGTCTCTCTGCGAGCGCTGCAATTCCGTCACCGAGGCCGGCGGGAAGCGCAGGAAGATCGTCTCGACATCCTGGAAGGGACCTTGCGGGTAGTCCCGCAGATAGGTGTCCTCGCGCCACAGATGCGGTTGCCGCTGGATCTGCACCGCCAGCGGAATCACGTTGACGTTGCGGCCGAGGAGTTGAAAGTTCCTCATACCGCCGCCCCCGTGGCATCACACCACACGGTGGGGCTTAAGGACTGCACCCAGATCGGTTTGCCGAGCGTCGTGTCGAAGTAGCGCCGTCCGACCCACAGACCCGCCGTCGGCCGCTGCGCGGTGGTGCCGCTCGTGGAAAGCGCCGAGAGGATGTTGTGCGCGACCGTGAACCAGCCGCCCCATTGCAGCGTGAAATTGTACGCATCCCCGGCAGGGGTCAGGGGAGGCTTCGGCAGGCCGCTTAAGGGGGAGCTCATGCCGAGGCCTTTGAGGAGGGTGCCTGTCGGCCCCCGCGCACCTTCGTGCGCACCGCTCCGCCTGCGATCACGAACTTGATAGGGTCGGTGCAGCGGATGCGCAGGTTCGCGGTGCGGGCCCGGCCCCAGCGGCGCGAATTCACCCGCACCGTGTCCTGGCCCATCCGGCCGAGGGAGATCATGCGCTCCATGCCGAAGTGCCGGCCATCCCGGGCGATCGAGAGTCCGATGCGCGGCTCATAGCCCTGAAGGCTTGGGTTACTGAGGCCGACGCCGGTCTCCATGTCCAGGTAGATCTGCGGGATGGAGAAGGTATTGAATTCCTCGAGCGCCACGCGCGTCACCAGCTCGCGCACGATCACGTTGCCGTTGTCGGTGTAGGTGTTCGCATCGGGGGTGTAGAGGTTGCCGTTCGCATAGTCCGCGATCATCTGCTGTCCGTAAGCGCTGCAGGCGAGGTTGCCCAGGTGCCGTGCGGCGTAGCCGGAGGTGATGCCGGACTGCACCTCGCCCCAGAAACCGGTGGTCGTGTCGAGCAGGAGTGAGCGGTTGGCGGTAGGAAAGTTGAATTGCGCAAAGAGGTGGTTGTCCCACAGGAACGAGTAGCCGGTGCAGTCGGTGATGGTGGAGGTGCTCGCCATCGTCTGCAGGATGTTATCGATGTCGGAAGTTGAGACGATGTCGACCGCGTATCCCCGGATCCGCGCGATCTGAAAGCTGCCGGCCGAATTCTGGAACGACCCGCCGTTGGTCTTGGCGAGGAAGAGCAGCGACTCACCCGCATGCACCCGGCTCCCGATCGCGGCCAGTCCCGTCATGGAGGCACTGTTGGTGATGTACTGGAAAGGCTCGGGGTTGCCGCCCACGTTCTGCCAGAACTCGGTGTGACCGGCGGAGAACACCACGAGGATCCCATTCAGGGTATCGCAGGCTTTGATGCCATCAATGGCCTGCACCGCAGAGCCGAACGACAGGCCGTTCCACACCGTCCCGTCGTTGAAGGCCGAGACGAAAAACTGATTCGTGCCGGGCAGCTCGCAGATGAAAAAGCCGTTGCAGTAGGTGACGGTGCGCGCACCGTTCGGAAACGCCGCAGGCGCGATCGTGATCGCCCCGGTGGCCGGATTGAACACGTAGCCGGCCGAGCCATCGACGATCATCAGCTGCGTTGGATTGAGCGCCATGCCCACAAGTCCCGTTGAGGTGCCGATGGACCCCTGCGTAAGAGTGCCCCCGGTGGCGCTCAACGACTTCACCTGGTTGCCGCCCACGGTGTAGAGCGCGGTATCGGTGCCGATCGTGCCGCGCAGCGGCTGGTTCTGCGGCGTCATGACGTTGAAGAGCAGTTTGAGCCCGGGCGTGCCATAGAGCACGATCGAGCTTTTGTCCTTGTCCGGACGCACCTCGAGGTAGCAGTTCAAGCGCCGCTGCCGGGTGACGATGGCGGACTTTGAGTACACCCCTTCGCCGAACAGGGCGATCTTCTTAAGGCGCGCGGTCATGGGCCGTACGGATCATCGGAGTTGACTTCGAAATAGACACTCGAATTCTCAGGGTTGCCTTGCTTCGCAATCGCCAGCGACTCCACGAGATTCTCCTGCAGGTCACTCGTCCAGGCGCAATCGAACATCGGGGCGATGTCCTTCGCATGCCCGAGCACGAGCGGCCGGAACCACTCCTGGGGGTAGTCCGGGGCATCCCCCGGGTTCACCAGATCCTGCACCGGTGAGAGGTACACGCAGTGCAGGTACTTGGTCACGTCCTGCGCGCCCCCGACATCCAGGTACAACTGCCCGTTGGGTGCCTGCGACTTGAATTGCGACTCGTACAGGACGGCGGTGGGATCGGCAATGTTGGTGGGCGCGGTCTTGGTCGGGAGCGCCTCGTACTCCTCCACCGTACGAAAGAGGCGCAGCGGGGTGTCGTTCGCGTAGATGTCGCGCAGCGTGACTGCCAGCATGACGAGCGGCCGGATGCCTTTGGTCGTGTAGTTCCACACGTTGGCATTCGCAAGCGCAGCCCCCGACAGACCCGGCGCCGAGATGGTCACGGTTCCCACCCCGATGTTGGCAACCCGTGTCCAGTAGATGTTGCTGCCCACCTGGATACCGATGTAGTCCTGCACGTTCAACTGACTGGTCGAGGCCACATTCAACACGGTCGCGCCCTGCGCCGCATTCCCCGACAGCGTGGTCTGGCCGAAGGTTTTGGGATAGGCAAGACCGGTGGTGGAATCCACCCAGTTGTCCCCGCTTGCCCCTAAGTTGTAAAGATAGCGGGTATTGTCGAGGAAGAGATCCGCGCGCTTGCGTGTCCACACCTTCAAGCCCGGGGCAAAGTCCGTGTTGCCCATCCACTGCTTGACCATCATGTTGAGCTTCAACGCGCAGTCGCGGATCTCATCCGGCGTGGGGTACTCCTCCGGCTGCAGGGCGCCGATGTCCAGCATCGCCTGCCGGATGATCTGATCCCGGGTAACCGAGAAGGAGTAGGACCCGGAAGTGGCGGGCGTGAAGGCGCTCGAGAGATTGATATTGAGAGCGGTCACATCAGGCGACCTGGATGAGCGGGGAGACGGTGCGGATCGCCGCGCGGATGAGCCCCCAGGCCGCCGCCCCGTCAATGTCGGCCTGGCACTGTGCGGTGCCATCCTGCGGATCCCCCTCCGCCCGGTACTGCTTACAGAATTCCCAGCCGTAATGCATCTGGTGACAGGCCGGCGCCTCATTGTTGCCCCGGCCCGGGCAGACCGTGTGCGGGCTGAAGATCGCGAACGTGTTGATCCAGTCGCGCGTCAAGTTCTCGTGCGTACTGTGCGAGAGGAAGATGATCTTCGGCATGGGCAGGCACGAGGCCGCGTTCATGACGCCGGTCTCAGGCCCGATGAGGAGGTCCACGCGCTCCACGAGCGCCATGGTCTCGCGGATGGTGTACTTGCCCGCCCGGCAGTGCACACGCGGCTCCTTCTCCCAGCCGCCCTCCAGGATCGCCGAGTCCGCCCCACCCACCAGGACGATATGGGCTTTCTGGAATTCGACGAGGATGCTCGCGATCGTCTGATCGAGCCCGCCCCAGGTCTTATGCACCGAGGAGCCGTTGAGTGACCAGAGGATGAGCGGCTCGCCTCCCAGTCGCTGCCGCTCTTGCGTCGCCCAGCGCTGCTCGGCGTCGGTGGCAAAGAAGCGTACCCGCGGCACGTGTGGGACGCCCGCGATGGCATGTTGCATCTCCACATAGTTGTGGTTCATGTAGCGATGCCGCGCGGGGGCAGACCACAGATGGGGGGTACGCCCGGGCACGGAGAGTAGCGTGCATTCCACACTCTCCGACAGATTCACCCATTTGTTGTACTTGCGACTCTCGTGCCTCCAGAAGTCGGCGAGCAGATGGTTCGGGACCTGATCCTTGTCCTGCAGGTAGATCACATCGACGTGCGGGTCGTTCAGGATCACCTCGTGGCCCGGCGCGGAGGTGTAGAGCGTGGTGTGATAGCCCTGCTCAGACAGGCCTGCCAGGACCGAGGACACCTGGAGCAGATCCCCGTAAGCGCCATAGCGGACCAGGCCGCAGGTCTTGCGGGCGAGCCGGGCGCGCTGCTTCTCCGCGTAGCTGAAGCGCCGGCCACTGCCTGATCGCTCGAACACAAAGAACAGCGAGTATTCGTTGTCGTGGTTGCGCTTCTGGAAGTCGACCAGGTCCCAGCTGTGGCCGGTCTTCGTCATCAGCTGCACGATGGTGTCGTAGTTGCAGTTGAAGCAGTGATCCGGGTTCGCGCCCTCCTCGCCCACCTTCGGGTACTCCTCCTCATCCGGGACGTACAGGATCAGGTAACCGCCCTTCTTCAACACCCGCATCCACTCGCGCAGCGCCTCCTCCGCCGTGTGCCTCTCCATCATCATCTTCTCCGCCATCGCCCGCGCGATCGGGTTCGGCCACTTGCGCGGGTCATCGAAAGTCAGCGGGAAGTGCTCGAGCAGATGGGAGGCAAACACGAAGTCCATGCTGCCGGAGGCAAACATGGGGAGCTCGGCTGCGGTCTGGACACGCACATCCGGATTGATCGGGTGACCAAAGAGCACGCCATCCTTGCCGTTGTCGACGCCGATGAAGTGCGGGAAGGTCTTGGCGAGGCCGCACCCGAGATCCAAGCCCTGCCCGCGCGTCCACCGCACGATCTCCCACTTGATCTTCCCCGACTCATTGCCTTGCGGCGCGTTGATGTCCCAGACCATGGCTACCTCCTCACACGTTCAGAACCGTAGATAGGTTTTCTCCGCGTGGAAGGCATATGCCCGGTCAGACGCGGTCAGGAACTCTCGCACGGCTTCAGCCGCGCCGGGAAGACAGTCCGCATCGTCACACCAGATGATGCCGCCAGGCACCATGCGCGGGGCGAGATAGGCGAGTGACTCGCGATAGCTCTGGTACTGATCACAGTCGAGGTGCGCAAAGGCGATCGGCTCCATGGGGATCGCGGATTGCGGGAAGATACCGGGGATGACCCGTGCGCCAGGGCACAACGACCGCACGCGCTCAAGGCTCGTATCGGCAAAGTCACCCACCTGGTGGGAGTCGAGCTTGCCGCGGTAGGGAATGCCCTGGAAGGTGTCGTACAGGTAGACCGGGCGCAGCTGCGCCAACCCTGCCTGGGTGAGAAGGACGGCCGAGCCGCCCTGGTACACCCCCACCTCGAGGAAACAACCGGCCGGAGTCGCTTTCGCCTTGGCGATCATGGCCTCGAGGTGATGAGGCGCGATCAGGCTAAGCGGCCCGGCCACGAAGACGCTCCTCTAGCGTTTGGGAATAGGATCCCTGAAGCCATCGAGAGCGTCCAGCGCCGACTGATTCGGGCGCGGTCGCACATAGCCAATCAGTCTCGGATTGAACGCCCGAGGCGAGCCGCGATGCTTCTCGGTGGCGAGGTAACGCCGGTCGTGCCCGAACTGGTGACCGTCCTGGACATAGCCGACCTTGCTGTCACCGGTCACCAGGCCATGCGGCAGATCCGGATCAAAGACCGGAACGTCGGGGTCGACTGCGGCGCGGGGCGCTTCCTCCTCAGACGGCGGCGGTGGCAGATCCCGCGGGACCGCATTGGCGCGCATCAGGGCGGCTACCTGAACCGTCAGCTGTCGCAGTTCCTCTTGCAGATCGAGCACCCGGCGCTCAGCCGCCTCGGCGCGTCCTTCCGCCTCGACCGCTCGTTCCTCCAGCTCGCCCGTCGTATCGGTCGTGCTCGGTGCTCTGCTCGCCTCGAGCGCCTCCAGCTGCTCGCTATTGGTGGGCTCTGAGGGACTAGTACTTTTTGCGCGCGCCATCGTCTGATCTCCGGGAGGGGATGAAAGTGAGTCGGTCGACTCAGTCCCAGAGCGCATTGCCCACCCCGGTCCCGGTCACGACCACGAGACTACCGCGATAGCGTACCCCTAAGGCCGCAGGGCCGGGCGTGAAGACACCTCCGACCGCGGTCGCCGTACCCGACACCAGCGTATTGGTCGTCGTCACCGTTCCGGTACCTGTCACCTGGGTGATGATGTCGTATACGTTGACGGTGTAGGACGTGCCGGTGCCCAGACTCAAAACACTGAAACCGTAGAAAGCCCCCGGTGCCTGAGCCGGCGGATTGCCATCGGCCCTGCCCGGGCTCACCGTCGTCGTGCCGGCGGTGGAGATCGAGGTGTACTGACAGTTGCCCTGGGAGATCTGGATCGGCACTAGAGTCGGTCCAGATAGTTGTTGCGCTCGACGAAGCCTTCCACGCCCTCCACCTCCACGGTGTCATAGAAGGCATCGTTGTGCTCGCGCGTGTACATGTCCTCGGTCGGGCTCATCGGCTTGTGACTGTAGCCCTGACGGATGGAGGTGGCATCGACATCGTGGGTGGCCTGACTACCGGTCCCCATCTCGCCCGCCTCCCCCGGGGTGCGGGTGTCGGCCACCTCCTGGTCGGAGATGTTCGTACCCGGGGGCAGACAGGTGTAGCCCTCCCGACCCTGGTAGCGCCCCGATCCCGTGTTGCGCGTGGTCAGTCCATGCTTGGTGCGCGCGGACGCATCCGAGGCCCAGCCACTGTCCTCAACCCCTTCAGGTTGCTTGCCGGCCCGGACCTCGAATTTCTCCTGGACGATGCGGCTCATGAGGCATCAGAACCCGCCGTCGCCGGGGTAGGACTGACCGCCCGTCCAGGACTTCATGGGCTGCTCGCGGATGTCGGCGACTGCCTGATCCTCGATGTTCGTGCCGGGCGGCAGCGCGTTGAACATCGCGCGCTCCCCGGACGGAGTGCCCTTCTTGTCCAAGTACCCGCTGTCTTTGATGCCATCCCGGTCGAGCGTCTCGCCTCCGGAAGAGGGCAGGGTACCGACATCAGGCAGAGAAGATTCACGTGCCATCGAAACGCTCCTATTGAGTAAGGCCTGCGCCGACCTGGATCTGATAGTCGATCGTGCAGGCCGTCACCGCCGTCGCATCCGTCCCGGACACACAATACACGAGCGCGCCTTGCGGTACGGGGATGCCCCCGTAGCCTGAGGTGCCGCTATTGGTGTTGAGCACGAACTGATTCGCCCCGCCGATCGCCGCCGTGGCCAGCCCCTGCCCGCCGGCCAGGTAGGGCCCATAGGTGGTCGTCGCGAGAGAAACCGCCGTGCCCGTCGTGTTCGTATTCACGATCGTGATCACGGAGATCTGCTGACCGCTCGCCGTCGCCGTGCCCCCGGTGGTGTAGGTCGAGGTGCCGAGCGTCTGCAGATAGGTCGTGAGGGAGAACAGCTGCAGGGCTGCGAAGGCGACGAACTTGGAGGTCTGGCCGCCGCTGCCGGCGGTGACAGACCCGAGGTTCGCGTCCTGCCGGCTCAGGTAGGACGGATCCGTCTGGTTTTTGACTGCCTGCGACATGCGCGCTTACCTGAGGATATTGCCGTTCACAGGCTGGATGGAGACCTGCAGGATCGGGATGATCACCGCGGTCGCATCCGTCCCCATGACGAACGTGATCGAGTCGCCCTCGTTCATCGGCAGGCCACCGAAGCCGATGCCTGGAGCGCCCGGCGGGCCCTGGTTGCTGGCCGTGAAGGTCTGCGTCCCCCAGGCCTGGGTGGTGTTCGTGCCGCCCAGGGTATTGAGCGCATACGGTCCCTGGTAGCCGCCTGCGATGCCGCCTGAGGTGCCGCCCACCGAGACGTTCGAGCCGGCAGTCGAGGTACCCCCGATGGTGAAGGGTCCGACCGTGTTCGTGGCCAGGGAGACCGCGGTGCCGGTCGTATTGGTGTTCGACACGTAGAGTGCCGACATCTGGGTGGCCGGGTTGGTAGCGGTGCCGGCGACCGTGTAGGTCGAGGTGCCCGCTGTGACCGTGGCGAACGTCACGCCCCATACGACCATCTTGGTCCAGGCGACGAACTTGCCGCTCGTGGAGCCTGAGCCGGCCGAATTCTGCGCCAGCTGCACGCCGATGCGCGCGAGCACCGCAGGCGCATCGTATCCCACCTGACCGACAGCATTGTTCTGAGACACGTTCTACTCCGACGCGGGCCCTCGCAGACGATTTAAGAATCCGGGGGAGAGCGGCCCTCGAGGAACCCGGATGTTCACTGTCATGGCGTAAGTACGCCGTACTTACCCCGTACTTACGCTGCGCTGTCCCACTTCACGATGCGGGCATTGATGGCGAGGGTGTGCACGATGCCGAACCCACCGACGTAGTACCAGGCGATGCCCTTGCTGCGACCGTAGTCGCCCGGGATCTTGCCGCGCATCTCCTCAGGACACGTGATCGCCTCGGCGACGGTGTCATTTCCGAAAAAGAACATCCAATCGCTCTGTCCGTTGGTCCACTGCACCATGTCACCGCCGGTCGCGGTGGCGATGCCGGTCGAGCCGTTGCCCTTGGCCAGATTCGTCTGTTCTACGTACCTGCAATTCTCGTAGCGGCCGATTTCTGCGTTCATAATCAAGCCCATACCCGTATCGGAATACTGGTGTATCCCTTCCAGGTTGTTCTTGAAGCCGCGCAGCGTGGACGGCCAGGAGAGGTTGTAGTAGTCGTCGGCGATGTACGCGGGGATGTTCCGCTCCTTCATCGCATCGACGATGGCTTTCGCGTGCGCGTTCGAGTACGCGACGTTGTTCGTGCCGGTCACCGTGCCGTTGGTGTAGAGGGTGATGGCCACCGCGGAGGAGCCGCCGGTCGGGATCACCCGCAGCAGAGTCTGGTTGAACTGGCCCCAGGTCAGACGGTCGAGCGTCTTGACGGTGTCGTTCTTCAGGCCCTTCTTGATGATGTCCTCAACCGGGTACTTGGACAGATTGTCCAGGAAGCCCGAATACGGGATTGAGTTGCCGGCCTCCGTGATCGTGAGGGTCCCTTGGGTGATCGTTAAATTGGTCTCAGGCATCGTGTTGGTCTCGATGAGTACCTGACCCACCTGAGCCACATCTGAGACCACGTCCCACGTGAACGTGTTGCCCTTGCGCTTGCCCTGCTGCGCCGAGTCGTGAACGTCGGCGAACTGCCTGAACTTGGTCAGCGGCTGCACCGTCATGCGCAGCACGTTGGACAACTGCCGGGAGTAGAGAAAGCCGCCCAGTGTATTGACGGCCCAGACTTGACCTGCCACGCAAACCCCCAAGGTCGGGAGCGTGCGCGGCTTGAAAGGTGCGCTAAAGAGCTCCCGAGATCATGACCTGCGGATCCGGTGGGCTCGCTGCTGCCCGCGCGCTCGCGCGATGGCATCGATCTGCTCACTCACCGGGACCTCACGATCCTCATCCTGTCTCGCGGGCTGTCGGCCGGCCGACTGAGGCGGATTCACGATCGTGCGTTTGCGATCGGCCTTGGATCCAGGAGGGTTCTGTCGCGGTACGCCAGGCCTTGCAGAGACCCGTTGACCGGAATTCGCGAGCATCGGCGCAAAGTCTTTGCGCATCTGATCCCCGACCGCCTTGTACGCATCCTCGATGCGTGTAGTCGGCTTCGCGTCGGCGAACGTTCGCAGTCGCTGACGGAATATGGGGGCCAGCAGCTCGTTACTGAGCAGATCCTCTTGGGTCGCTTCGGCGCGATCCACGACTCGCTGGGTCGCGATCTGCTGGGTGACCAGTCGGCTCACGTCTGCTTGGGGAATCCCAGCAGGACGCTTGATGACCGATACCAGCTTCTTTACCGCTTCCTCATCACCCATGCTTGCGGAGAGGATGATGTTCTCCAGGTCGCTGTCATCGACCTCGACCGGCGCTTCCTTGGGGGTAAGCTCGGCCTGCGAGGCGGACCGTAGCGCCTCCTGCGCACGCTGTAAAGTCTCCTCCGCCTGGTTGGTGGCGGCGGCCGACTCGCGCAGCTGCTTGAGTGTGAGCCAGCGCTCCTGGCCTGCGACGATGCACCGGTAGTAGCGGACCCCGTCGACGACCTTCTCATCCGCCTCATCCTGAGTCTCGCCGCCTGCGCTCTCCGGGGGATCCTCGGCCGCTCCCTCGCCCTGGAGACGCCGGGCTTCCGCGCGCTCGGCCTCCTCCTCCTCGAGGCGCTCCGCCTCCTCATCCCGGGCCGCCTGCTCAAGCTCCGCCTGTCGCGCCAGTGCCTCGGGGCTGTCATCGAATTCGCCGTTCTGAAAGCGGCCGGTGACCCGCTCTCCATCGACGTCCATCATCTCCGGTGCCCGGCGGGCATCCTCGCTGCGGGCGATCTCCTCCATCCGCGACAGGCGATGGTTGTTGCGCGCCTGCCGGACGGCTTCCGGATCCGGTCGGGCCGCATCCTCCCCTCCGCCTCCGCCGCCCTCCTGGTCATTGCTGACGTACAAGAACTTCACCGGCGGGATAGGGTGGGGTCTGAGTATTTTCTTCATTCGCCGTGCTCCTGTCGGATAAGTGCCTCCGCGTTGCGGCCGGCTTCGATCGCCTCGCGCAGCCAGGTGCGCACCTTCTGCGCAACCCGGGCGTTCAGCTGCAGGGCCGCAATCTCCTGGGTGGCATAGGGGTCGATGGTGACCAGGGCTTCTTGGGCTTTCGCCAGATCCTCTCTCGCCCGGTTGATCAGATACTGACCAATCGGATCAGTGTCGCAGAACTGCTCGACCTCGCGCCCAAAGACTGCGGTCTCGAAGTCCGCATCGCCTCGCATGCCCGCCTCACCATTGCCGGAAGGATTATTCAAATTTTAGTCACTTCACGCCGCGCGCGGACCGGGCGCGCCGGCTGCTTGCTGCTTCTGGAGTTGCTGTTGCTGCAGAGCGCCCTGCGCCTGCGCCGCCTGATTCTGGACCGCCCCTTCCGCCTGCAGGGTGCGTGACACTTCCGCCTGCCGATCGATCTTCTCGAGCTCCATCAGATGACCGATGAGGAGATGCCGGCTCTGGTGATCATCCTCCTTGTGCGCCGTCAGCAGCTTGACCATGTTGCCCTCGCGGGCCGTGACGAGCTTCACCACATTCGACTCATGCTTATTGCGCTTCTCGATCTCGGAGGTCTGCAGTTTCTTCACGAGCGCCTGAATCGTCTGCTGCAGGCGGACCTTCTCTGGATCCTGGCCGTTGTGCAGGAAGCGCACCGCGTCCCGGTAGCCGGCGAGCGCAAACAGCTCTTTGAAGACCTCCTGCAGGTCAAGACCCGGCACCGGCTTCACCGACAGCTGTGAGCACATCGAAAGCGCGCCGGTGAAACGCTGCTGCTTGGTGGTGGGGTCGGTCGCGCCCATCCCCAAGTTGACGTTGACCGCCAAGCGCTTCTCCAGCACCGCATCCGTCACCTCGTTCACGCCGAAGCGTTGCATGACCTTCGCCTTTTTGCCGGCGATGGCCAGGAGCACCTGGTCGGTCTCATAGAACTGCTCGAGCAGAACCAGCTGACGCAGGCACGGCAAGAGGAAGGTCTGAACCAGCGTCATGAGGATGTACTCGGTCATCATCATCGCCGGGGACTGCACCGCATTCACGGTACGGAAGCTCTCGCGCGGGTTGCGGGTCTGCGCAAGCGTCATGGGGTTGAAGCTGCCGCCCAGGGAGTCAAAGTCCGCATCGTTGCGGTTGCGCTCCTCGTACACGGATCGCGGCAGGTCCGGCCAGGTCATCTCCTTAACGTCCTTCTCCGTGTCGTTCACCATGGTGATGCGGCCGGGGACGTTGCGCACGAGACCGGTGGTGTCGACGTTCGCGCTGCGCTTGACCAGGTAGGCTTTGTTCAGGATGAACTTGAGATTATCGCTCGCCTGGTTTTGCAGGTCGTTGGCCTCATCAGCCAGAGGACGCAACAACGTCGCGAGTGAGTTGGGGACCGCCTTGTGCGTCTCGAGCACGCAGGTGCCGATGACATACGGACGCTCGCCGAACCAGACATTCTCCTCGAGCGGCTCAGGCTCGGTGAGCATGTACTTGGATCCGAGCATGTAAAACTCGTAATCCTCCCCGCGCCACCGGTGGATGTGACGGTGCACCCACACGATGTCGTAGTCCGTCACCTCACGAGGCTGCTGGGTGGCATCCTGCTGCAGGCCGGTGCGGGCTGCGCGCGTGGTCTCATCCTGTCCGCCATCGACGCAGGCGGCGATCACATCCTCCGGTAAGGACCGCCACTTGCGGCCCTTGGGATCCGGCAGGCGCATCCGCTCCTTCACCGCCTCCACATACATCGGCATCAACTCAATCAGGTAGGGACTGGTGTTGACGACGTCGTACCACTTCGCGGACGGGTCGAAGCGGAAGTTCTCCATCGCGATGAGCTCCTGGACCGGGCGATCCTCCTTCACCCGGTAGTCGCCCTTGCGCGTCTGGATCGCGCTGTATTTCCAATAGCTGTGCGCGATCACGATGCCCTGGCTCATCGCATCCTGTAGCGACCCTAAGGCGAACTGGAACCAGGGCATGGTGACGGTCAGACGCTCCTGCAACACCTGTTGCATCACCTCGGCGGAGACGACCTCCTCGATCTCCGCCGGGTTCGCGGCCGAGACCTCGATCAGGTCCAGGTTGCTGAAGAGCGCGGCGCACAAGGCCGCCTCGTTCTTGCGCATCACGGTGCGGATCTTGGGCCGGTAGAGGTTGCTGCGCTTCCTGAAGGTCTCCGAGTTGTACTTGCTGTCGGAGGGGTGTTGATTGTTGAAGGCCCGGAGCGCGTCCTCGAGCGGCTTGCGGAAGTTCGTGTCCATGAAGTCGGTGCTGGTACGGAAGGCGTTCCTGGCCCGGCTCTCCCAGTCCGGTAGCGCGTCCTCGTCCTCCTCACCCTCCTCGAAGTCCTCATCGACTTCCGGGTCATCGTCGGCGCCCGCGCGGCCGAGGCGATAATCGCGCGTGTCCGGATCATCGATGCCCGGCGGCGGCTCGGGCACCTGCATAGGTCCCCCCACCTCGTCCTGCTCATCCGCCATGCGTCGCAGCGGCGCGTTGCCCTCGGGCGGGTCCTTCAGGTGTGGCTGCTTCTGCGGTCCCCGGGAGGACACGTAAGGCCGATACCGCTGGTTGCTCGCCATGCTCGTCAGTCCTCAATGCACGGGAATACGGCGACTCGCGCCTGTCCGGCTCGCACCTGTTTCATCAACATCTGCTGCAGCGCCAAGTCCTGGTACACAGCCCGATCGACCGCCTTTGAGATCTCCTGTGTCCACAGATGCTTCGCAAGATCCCGCGAATACAAATATCCGCCGAGCACATTTACTTTCCACGGCTCAGCCAAGGAGGGCCAACCACCTTGCGGCGGCAGCAGGATCGTTTTCCGCGGTGCCAACAGTTCGAGCAGCTGCTCGGAGGCAAGCACGACGGGTGTGCCCAGGAGCAGCGTGGTCAGGAATTTCCGCCTGTTCATAGGCTCACCAGTTGATGGCACGGCGGAACTGAAAGGTCCACGCCAACCAGTCGATGCACAGGCCCTCACATCGAGATCGACCATCCATTGACTGGTCCCACCTGGAATAGAACCGAGGACGCCAGAGCCAGGGCCCGGACCAGCGGCCCACATAGATACGATCGGTCATCCGGTTTCGCACAAGGGCATCCTCAGAAGCTCGTGCAGGCGCGGAAAGCGCGTGCGGTTGCGCATCGCATCGGCCAGGTGCAGCGAGTCGAGGGTCTCGATCGGCACATGGAGGCCATCCGCATTGCGGGCGTAGCTGTGCGGCCTGCCCGCATCATCCCGCTGGGTGATGAGGTCCACAAACTCGATCCTGCTAGCTGAAGACATCAGCGCCACCCCCTTAACTGTCGACCCGCCATCACTTCTCGTTTCAGGTCCGCCGGGATCACCGGCATCGTCTCCCCGTCCCAGAGGCCCCGCGGCAGTCTGAACGCCTCGAGCATGGCGCCTGCGAACTTGACGGCCACGGCACAGGCCTCGTGGACGGTGCCGATCTTGTTCCGGGGCAGGAGGCTTGAGAAGCCCTCCCGCCCGGTCTCAAGTGTCACGATGCTTGCGATCAAAGGGTGACGCAGGATGAGATTGTGTCCGGCGAAGGACACGAGCCAGTAGTGGTTGGGATACACCCGCGCCAGCTCGACACTGATCGCGTGCGCAAGCTCCAGGTCCCGGAGCTCGTCCGGGTTTCCAGGCTCGATATGGACGATGTGATCATTCATGGCGTGCGGAAAGTACCCAGACGCATGTACCCGCCCAGAGGGGTTTTTTCACCCGGCCAGGGGATGGGTCCTGTCACTTCCCAATCCGCCATTTCGGGCTCGTGATACCAGGCAACCCCCTGCGTCCGGCCATAGTCGCCGGGGATCCTGCCCCGAATCTCGTACACAGTGCCCGGGGGCAACGCTTCTCTCGCCCAGATATGCAGCTGCTCAAGATGCTTGGGCATATCCCGTAGCCACGCCGCTGTAGTCTGCTCTCGCGGAAAAAAATCGACGACGGTCACAAGCCGACCGTTGATCTCAATCGCGCGTCCCTGTTCTTGTCCTGTCATGACGCGGGGCCAGGATCAGGGAATTGCGTACGCAGCTGCTCATTGTCGTGAAGCGCCTGGCGCAACAGGTAGCCCTCGAGCGCCCAGATCTTCTGCACGGCGGACTCCCGCGCGACCCGCCGGCCGAGGCCCTCATCGAAATTCGATTCCGACGCGCAGGCGCTCTCGCCGATCACCGTGAAGCCGTTGAGCAGTGACAGGCAACACACGGTCGTCGTCGTGCCGGGAAAGCGATAGTACTGCTCGCGTGTGATGACATCCTGCACCCGCTGCGGTGTGACCCGCGGCGCTACCAGTCCCTTGGCTTTGATCTCTTCCTCGACTGTTGACATGTCAGTTACCTCAGTCGCTTTAGATGGAGTGTTTGGTAATCCCCGCATCGCTGCGGAGCACAGGGGACCGAACATACACACGGGCGCTCATCCTGAGACATCGACCGCCGGGGCGCTCGAGCCGGGCGAATCCGCCAGAGACTTGTCGGGATCCTCTTGCGCTTGCGCCGCCTGCGCTTTTCGCATGGCTTCCTCGTGAGCGGCATAGGGATTCAGCGGGTAAGTTCTTCCACCGACGCCAGCCGCGGCCATCTTCTGCTCGATCATCTGGTCAACATAGTGCAGTAAGCCGGGCGGTGTCGGCGTGCCGGGTACTCTGACCCAGATCTGCTGCGGCTGAGTGTTGTGCGGATTGTCGTACCGTTGCACGAGCATTCCGCTGTAATACTGGAGTACGGGCGTGATGTTGAATCCGTCGAGCGGCTGCTCGTACACAACGAGCGACAGAGGACCGCTGTACGGGAGATCGGGGCCTCCTGCGTCTTCAGCAGTCTGCACGGCCTGAGCAGGGGTGTCGTTGACAGGGATTGGCATGGTGGACTCCGGTCGGTAGTTGAGATGGCCGCTGTCGCAATAGAACTCGATGTTCCCGCACACGAGGTTGAAGTGTGAGCGGCACCCGGACAACACGCGGATCGAGCGGCTACCCTCCGCGGTGTCATAAAACGTCAGATCATCGAAGCTGCTCCCCATTACCGCCCACTTTGGCCCACCGCCCGTGTAACGCCCCTGGAAGGGCGCAAAGATGCGATGGCTGTGCGGGGTGTCGCAGCATCCTGGACAGTTAAACTCGATGGCGAATGCATCGCCGATCAGATCGGGTTCGTGGTGGTGCTCCTGATCGCCGAGCCGGTAAAACTCCGGGAACAGCGCCCGCAACCGGATCATGACCCGGGATACCCTTCCGGTGGGACAAAGCGCGGGGGCCGGTAGATACCGGTCGTGCCCATGTCGGTCGAGTCGAAGCGCCGCCCGTTCGAGAACTGATAGATGCCGTGGTCCGGGGCGCGAAACTCCGAGCCCCAGGCGCGCTCGACCATCTCCAAGAGACTGAAATCACGGCTCGTGACCTGACGACCCAGGGCCGGATTGAGAGGAGGTAAAGGCATACGGATTCCTCACCAGGCGACTTCATCGTTGGCCATCCGCTCGCGCTCGCTCGCCTGGTCGCGCAGCGTACGCAGTTCGTTCAAAAGTCGCACCATGCGGGCCCGGTTGACCCGGTCCTGCGCCTCGAGCAGCTGCTCGAGCTCCCAGTCGTTCAACCACTCACTCATACGACATCCGGCTCCAGCGTGCGCTGACTCGGATCATCCGGCGGCTGCGGCTCCGCATCGTAAAGGCGCGCTGTCGCGTCCAGCAAGTCAACCTTGCCGCCAAAGGGGAAATAGTCGAACTGCCACCGCAGCCGCTCGCTGACGTCATAGATGTGCTTCTCCTCGTCCATGCGCATGATCGGCCGGGCGATCCGGTACTCGTATCCGGCCTTCACCATGGAGCGTTGTAGCCGGGTGAGACGCTCGTCCTCCGTGGGGTAGGGCAGGTAGAAGCGATGCGCCTTCAGGTCCGGCACGAGCCGCTGGATGCGATCGAGCTTGCTGTCCTCGCCATCCCGAGGCCAGGATAACTCGATGATCTCAAAGTAGTTCCCTTCCGCTTTCTGCCGTTCCTCGAAGTAGTCGAGATCGGCCTGCGCGCCAAAACTCTCGTACCCGCAGATCAAGCCCACCATCCCCGGCGAATCGACCCACTTGTTGCGCAGGTCCCGGAACCAGCGCCACCGTTCCGAGAGATTCATTTTGTGGTCTACGCCGTCCAGGAGGTATTTGTTGCTGGCCGCATCGATGCCGATCACGACCATCGCCGTATTGGCCGAGGTCTTCTTCCGAGACCGCGCCGGGTCGACCAGGAGATAGCCCATCAACGTGCGCGGTCGGACCTCGTAGACCTGCAGGTCGCGCACATCGAACATGCGCTGACTGCCGGCAAGCGGTGAGCAGAGCATCTGGCAGGCGAGGGTCGAATCGAGCGATTTCTTTTTGCGCCTGCTCCACTCGCGCCTGGAGAAGAGCACCGGGTCGCCGTGCTTCTGCCCGTTGTGGGTGGCCGGGTAGATCCGCGGGATCGCAGCGCCCCGTTCCATGATCGTCTGGTAGGTATCGGCGAAGTGGTAGCGGGTGCCGATGATCCAGGTCCGGCCGCCTTCCGTAGACAGGTTGCCGGCGAGCGACCAGGCCTCCGTGGTCTTCATGATCTGGTCGGGGGTACCCACTGAGCTTGGGACGACCACGTCATCAAGCACCATCAAGCGAAAGTGGACGCTGACAGGGGAGCCATCGACCAGACCCCAGGCCTCGAGGGTCCCTTCCTTGGGATTGCCGTCCCTGCGCACGATCAGGCCTTTCTGGACGCTCCACCGCGGGCTCTCGACCTGCGGGTTCTCATAGAGGACATCGGGGAAGGCCCACTTCAGGACTTCGTTGCTCTCCAATTCCTGCTTGATCTGCTCGACGAACTTCTCGGCGATGCCTTTGGTGTGGGAGAACAGGCCACAGGTGATCTCCCGGTCGCAGACAATCTCCTGAATGATCCCGCCGAAGGTAATGACGGTGGACTTGTAGTGCTCGCGCGCCCAGATGTCGATGTAGCCATCGGGGTTCGCCTCCACCTCCCGACAGCGCCGGTAGATCCAGTCGTGAAGGCAGTCGACCCTTCGCAGGATGCGAACGATCAGGTAGTAGCGGTCAGCCTTTACGAGGCGGCGGATCGCCTCTTTGTCCGTGAGTCCTTTGTCCTCCCTCACCCACTCCCGGATCAGATCCGGGATCGGCACCAGCGGGGCTGTCGTCTTCTGAGGAGGCCGCCGCGATACGGGCGAGCCGGGCGTAATAAGCGCCGATGAGCTCGGGCTCCCCGGGGGCATTGTTTTTCACCTCAAAGGGCTTGCCGGGCGGCGTGGAGATCTCTGCGGCGACGTAGTTGCGCCAGGCGAGCTTGCGTCGATTCTTCAGCCAGAAAATGATCGCTGTCGAGTCTGGCGGCACGTGCTTGACCACCGGCACCCGCAGGACGCGCTTCTCCTGGATGAGACGGACTTCCCCCTTCGTCCCCTCGACTTTCTTGGTCTCGACATAGTCGTAAGTGAAGATCTCTTCCGAGTCAAAGCTGTAGCCGGTCGCGCGCTGGTAGAGGGAGCGCTCGACCCGGTCATCCGCGGCTTGCTTGCCTGGCTTTAGGGCTGCGCGGAACTTCGGCCGCTCATGTACCCAGCGCTGCAGTGTTGCGACCGAGACATCGAGCGCCTGCGCGATCTCCCGCTCGGTCGCCCCGAGCTTCGCCATCGCTTTGGCGATCCGGCAGAAGGAAGGTTGGTACTTGGCGGGCGCGCCACCGCCGACGCCGCGGCCGACGCCGGTCGATTTCGTCATGGGACGCGGTCAGCGCTTGCGGTTGCGCCTCACGGCGGCATTGGCGGTGCGGATGGCCCGGCCCTCATCGCCGGTCTCCTCGAGCACTTTGTTCGCAACAGTGGCGAACTGCCGTTTCTTCTTGGGGGTGGTCGCCTTGTGCGTGTGTCGCTTCGCATCACGAGGTGTCCAGGGCATCTCACTCTCCTGCCTGTTGGGTCATCAACGCGTATTCCCGCCAGCTGAGGTCCAGTTGACTGGCGATGAAATGCTCCATTGCCACCGCCACCTGGTGCTGCCGGTAATAGGGCGCCCGCGGATCATCGCCAGGCTCCTCACCGTTGAGGTTCAGAAACTCCTGGTCGAATTCGTCAATGTCGACATCCCGGATACCGGCTTTGACACAGAGGGCTTTCTCGATGAGCTCGTGCAGCGCGATGCACATCTCCGCGCGCCAGTCCGGGAGCGCCGAGATGCGCACCTGCCAGGTGCCATCCGGATCCACCCAGTAATCCCCGACCGTGTCGTAACGCTGGGATGCGTGGGGAATGGTCTCGATGATGATCCGCAGCACGGGACAGTCAGCTGCCGGTGACGCTTTTCAGCGCGGCTTCGGCTTGTTCCGCCTTGGCGGCCTGGCCCTTCTGGTAGGGCATCCACTCGCAGTAGGGCGTGCCGTCGGTCGGGGCGACGTCCTCATCCTGGAGCAGTTGGACGTGCTGTAAATGGAACACGTGACCGCTCTGCAGGAACGCGCCGATGTTGATCTCGCGGTCGTTGTGCACGTAGGTGACGAGCGCGGCTTCCGGCTGTGACGGATCGATGGCATCGTGCGGACGCCGCAGCAGCACAACACGACCGACAGTGGGCTTGATCATCAGCTGTCTCCCTCATAGTTGGAGTAGCCGTTATAGCCCGTCACCGGTCGATACGCACGGCCGCCCTTCACGTAGAGCTCCAGGCGCGCCGGCAGATTCGCATTCTCCCGATGCAGGATCGTCGCATCGAGATCGTAGTCGCCCACGAGATTCGGCACATCCCGCCAGGCGTGCGGGCAGCAATCATGGGTCTCACGGCGACCCTGGAGACGTTGCATCTGGCCTTTCTTCATGATCGGTCCTCATCCCCCCGCACGGGGGGAGACATGACTAGCCGGGTGCCGATAAGCAAGCGGGGGTACTCCCCTCGAGGGTCGGGTTGATCAGGTCTGCACCGGTCTACAATCGGCGATCCTTACGGCACTACCCCGTCCGGTTTCTCCCTAGTGACGGGTCGCATCACCCTCCCGACTAGATCCTCGAGGATCCTCGGGCCGAAGGCTTCTCCACCGCGGTCCCCTTTGCACCGGCAGTCAGGGGCGATAATCCTTACAGAACACTGATCTTCCCCACCCCGTCAACAGGTTTCCCCCCTCGGGTGTGGAATGGAGTGAGGCGATGCTAAGGCAGAAAACCAAAGTTGTCGACGTACCAGAGGTTGCCCTGCAGGCCGGTCTGGTCCTGGATCGCGACCTTGTAGAGGCTCGTGCCGCCGGTGGCTTTCGGTCCCAGACACAGCGCGGAAAAATCAATCGTGTAGGTGCCCCAGACGCCGACCGCCGGCACAGGTCCGTAGTTGAGCAATTCCGCCGCTGTCACCGTACAGCTGTCTGGGAGCTTCTTGTCACCCACCATGATCACATACACCTGCCATTTCTGGCCGGCGTGAGTGGGCTTCAGCGCGAAGGTGAGCTTGCTGTAGGGACTCGCATCGAAGTTCCACAGCGGCACGGTACCGCCTGCAAAGGGCAGGAAGCCGCCGTACGCGTTCGTGGTGATGGAGATGTCGTACGCGCCGGAGAGCGGCTTGCCGGAGGTGTCCTGGTAGTTCGGGCTGCTGCCTTGCGGGAGTCCGAAGCTATAGTCACCCCCCCAGCTGAACACGCCGTTGTAGTAGACCCAGAACGGCGGGACGCTCGAGGTACTGCCTGCCGTACCGACGATGGTGGCCACCCCCGAATAGGTGCAGTGATAGGTCGCAGGCGTGAGCGCCTCGGCCGCCTGAGTACAGGCGCTCTCGGTCGGGTAGCTCGAGCCATTCGCATCCAGCTTCCATTGTGGCTCAGTCACCGACCAGGTCGGGGTGGCGCCGTGGGCTGCGAAGGTCGCCATCACGAGGATCCCGATCAGGGTCCCGATCGTGAAGGCATGACGATGGAGGAAGGAATCAGCAGGGTTTCTCGACACAATGGTCTCCTTGCGGTGTAGGGACAGCGCCTGCGCCGTTCAATCGCTCGATCTCCGCGGCGAGCCGCTGGTTCTGCTCGATCAGAAGCGCGTTCTGCGCGAGTAGCTTCTCATACTCCTCCCGCAGGCCCGCAATGCGCTCGGCGTACGCGGCAAACTCCGCCGCGCGCGGCGCACTGATGCTGTCGAGGCCGTACTGTGTCTTGTACGCGCTGATCTGCTCATCACTCCAGCCCTGTGCTTTGAAGATCGCCGTGAGCGCCTTGTCCAGGTGGTTGACGATGCCGGCCAGCTCGGTCGTCGTCTGCTCGACCTTGGCTCCCATGCCATAGCGCAGATGCTTCAACTCCTCGGCGAGTGGGATCACCAGTTTCTCGCGGAAGTCCCCGAGCGCACGGTTCAGCTTGTCCTGGTTGCCGACGTGCTCCTCGAAGCGACGCACGAGGGCACCCACGTTGGCTTCCATGCGCGAGATGGTCGTAGCGACCAGATATTGGGCTTCCGACTGCGCGACATATTGCCTTTCCAGCCTCGGGGCGGCGGCGGCTAGCTCCTGCGTAGCCGGTCGTTTGAACCAACGGGTCAACCTGTTCATTTATA